ATGTGAGAAATCAAACTCATCGTTAGTAGTATCCCAAAGGATTGTAGCATCGTTAGAAGCATCTATAGCATCTTGAATGGTAATACCTGCACCGTTTGCAGAGCCTGAAGTATCTCCTGCACCATAGTTTATAGTAATGTTCTTGTCTTCTACATCAAGTGTTGCAGTGTTTAAAGTTGTTGTAGTTCCGTTTACTGTAAGGTTTCCAGCAACTACTACGTTAGCATCTGCTGTAAGCAGCCCAGTAACGTCTAAAGTTCCTGCTATATCTATATTATCAGCTAGTTCAGCTCCTGTAATTGAGTTGGCTGCGTAATGAGCTGTGTCTATTGAACCATCTACATATTGGTCACTATCAACACTATTTGCACTCATATGTACTAGGTCAATACTACCATCAACGTACTGATCAGAGTCTATAGAATTAACTGACATATGTATTAAATCTATTGAGCCATCAACATACTGGTCACTATCAACACTATTGGCTGCCATCTTAGCCAGTGTAACATTCGCATTTGTAATATTTGCAGTAACAATAGCGTCAGCCGCTAAAGTAGTTGTTATAGATATTGCGGCTGAACCATCAAAGTTTGCTGTACCTGTAACATCACCAGCTACCGCAATAGCTCTAGGAGTTGTTAAAGTAGCTGCCGAACCTGTAGTATCTTGATTAAGTGTGCCAACTGTAAAGTCTAAAGTATTGTCAGCATCGTCATAAGCTACTGTAATACCTGATTCAGTATTACTTGTAACCATAGCTCCAACAGTATCTGATATAGTTTCTGCTAGAGTTATACCACCAATAGTAATTGCATCGGCTTCTAAAGTTCCATCAATGTCAGCATCACCTGATATGTCTAAGCTTGTACCAGTTAGTACGCCTGTAACACCTAGAGTTCCTGCGATAGTAGCATTTACATCTACGTCTAGCGTATCTATGTGTGCTGTGCCATCTAAATAAAGGTCACGCCACTCTTGTGTAGAACTACCAAGGTCAAAAGCACTATCAGTATTAGGAATAATATTACTGTTTACATCGGCTCCAAAGACTACGTTATCAGTAGCTGCATCACCCATAGTGATTGTACCGCCGTTAAAAGTTGTAGTACCTGTAACTGTTAAATTACCACCTACTGCTACGTTACCTGTTGTAGTAATACTATCAATATAAGCATCTTTAAAATAAAGAGAAGTTGTTCCTATATCAATGTCACTATCTGTGACAGGAACAATAGCACCGTCCTGTATTCTTAATTGTTCGACTGCTGAGCTAGAGACTTCTACCCATACTCCCCAGCGGTTATTAGTACTGTCTGCTTCTATTTTATTTAGAAAATCAAGATCACCTATACGGTATATACTACCACCTTGTCCTGCCTCACCATCATGTCTATGACCTGAGGTAGTTGCTGAAGTTGCGTGATAAACAAAGGCATTTAGCAGCTGATTATATTCATCATTAAAAACTGCGGCTGTAATCGTGTCACCATCAGTTATTGTACTTTGTCTTGTATATGCTTGAGCCATAATTTAATTCTCTCTATTTATATTAGTTTCTGCCAGACGGTCTGTAGTTTACATATAGTCCATTTATTGTATAAGGAGCATTTGAATCACTACTAAAAATTTTAAAAAAGTTACTGTATCCACTTCCAACTAAAGTTGCTTTAACTAAAGGTTGTTCAGGGGAACCAAATCTACTTGTTCCAAAAATACTTAATGCATCCCCGAAGATAGAGGGTGTTGCTGCAATAACAACTGAATCTGATGGTTGTAATCGATCTGCGTCATCATAGTCAAAACGAACTCTTAGTGTAGGTGATACTGATCCTTCAGGAAATAAAGATACTTTGACATAATCCAAAGTCTTTAAGGTTCCGAAGTCTCCGTAATCAAAATCAGGTGATTGATACTCTGCTGATACATTGACTGAAGAACCTCCAGGATTAAAAGTATTTCCAGTGTCGTGATTATAAACATAACCATCTCTATCACCATGATAGATTTTTTCTTTATTAGAATAATTAAATCCCGAAGTAACTGCAGGGGCTTGTATGCCCTCTACTTGTGACCACTGAAATCCTTCTTCTGTTAACGTACCTATAATTCCTTTTGAAGCTGTTGTTGAAGCTGAGGTCGCACTATAGTACATTCTATATTGAGACTTATCTCTTAAAACTACACTACTATATTCAGTAGCTGTGCCAGCAACAAGCGCATTTATAATAGGTTGTATTTGTTTACTAACAGTACCTAACTCAATATCGCCTATTCTTGCTGTGCCTGCAATGGTACGAAAACCATCGGGAGCTAAGAATATTAGATCTCCAGCAAACTCTTGGATCGTCTTACCATCTACACACCCTATATTTTGAGTAACAGGTACGACCGCTATTGTAGATGCGTTGTTTATATTCTGTAGTTTGTATATTGAGTTTTTACAGAAGATAAATAATTCATCACGAAAAGATTTAAGACCAACAACTTGATCATCTAAAACAATACTACCAGAACCTGAACCCGTAAAGTGATCTATGTCTGATGTACCGCTGTAGTAAATGGTATTGAGAGCAGTCGCTGCACCAGCTACTACTAAATGTTTGTTATGTATGACACAGAATTTTGGATAGACCGTACCGCTCACTGTAATTTCTTTAGCAAAGAAAGTTCGAGTAGCTAGATCGCCTGTTCCTGTCATTAAAAAATAAAAAGGCTTTACTCCAGAGCCTTCATCAGTAATAACAACTTCTCCGTAAGATGTATTACCCTCATAAATAGTAAATTGTGCTTTACCCTGAGAGGTTCTAGCTAACGCACCACGCCCTGTAAAAGTACTATAGTCATCCCCTCCTCCATCTACACTCGTTTTATTTATTTGTAGCCAACTATTTCCATCTTGACTAAAGTAAATGTTTGTACCCGAAGCTGCTATTACGCCATCAGCATACACTTGTAACCCTAGAATAGCATTAGTTGTATTGGGTCTTGTACCATCTCCTAAAAGCGTATAACCATTGATACGTCTATAACCCCCTCTTGTAGAGACTTCGAAGTTTAATAACTTAGTAGCCATACCTGGGGTTTGTAAAAGCTCCATAGAGTTGATAGACTTATTAAGTCCTCCTTTTAAAGGAACTGAAAAAGGTTGACTAGCTGCCATTAAAAGGAAACCCTGTCGTCTGTCATATTCTTAGGTTGAGGATTTATCAAGTTAGATTTCATATACCTCATTCCTCTTTTATAATCTTCTTGGGCAAAGTTAGCTTGTTGTAAGTTTTCTTTAAACTGATGAATGTAGTATCTTGTTCTGGCTGTAATAACAGAAGCGTATTGATCAGGAAGTACAATAGCATCACCATAAGCAGCAAGTGCTGTGGGTGCGTTATAAGCATAGAAGTGAATATTATATACTTTGTCTGGTATGGGGCTTAATCCAAACTTACGGTTATCAGGACTTCTAATAACATACTTAGGTACGCCATAGGTTTGTGCGTCCGCGTCATCTGAGTTTTCTGAGTCTCTTAGATACCTACGCCAGTCTGTTAGTGTTATGAACTTTAAAGATTGAGATACATAAGGAGCAGTTTCACCACTTACGTTAATAGTTGTACTATAAAAGTCATCCCAGTCTATTGAGGCATAATCTGTAGTTATACTAGAACTACTAGCCTTTAATGTATACCATCTAGTTCCTGCGACAGAAGCGACTGTAACATTTCCGTAGAAAGGATCAGTCTCTCCGCTTGCAGCTACAGCAAAAAAAGGCAGCTGAGGTTCTTCATTAGCTATGTCATTTATAGATCTATTAATAGATTCTTTTACAAATGCTTGTATTCCTACAGCACTTGAAAAGTTTGATGAAGTTAATGGTATTTCATTTATTTCTCTCAGAACTTCATTGACGAGTGTTAAATATGTAGTAGCCATTGAGCATCCTTTTTCTGTTTAGCTTTACCAAAATACGATATACCTAACAATCCTAAGACTCTAGTGCTTTTAGGCTTACTAGAGCTACTTAGGATGTCAAGGTTTTTGTCGTTACCTAACTGTGTCATTTTTAATCAGGGGTTGAGCCTAGGTGTAAAAACTCTACTAAGTAAGTAACTGTTGTAGCTGCCGTAGCAAGGTTACTTGCTAACGGCTTAAGACGAGCATAAAGTGTACGAGCTGCAGCACTATACAAAGTAGAGGCTATAACAATAGCTTCTGAAGTTGCTGGTCCGCCCACTACACCTGCTGTTACTCCTGTACCTACAAAAGCGTTAGATCCGTGCCCGTGTGAGTCTTGAATAATATACAAGGGCGCGTTTGCTGTCCAGGTTACTGCTGCTCCACCATCATCTAAGATAGCTTTTTCATCAATAACTTGACCACCACCAGCGGCAGTACCTAAGTCAAAATCAACATCATCGCCTGAAGATCCTGCTGTAACAATGTTACCTGCTGGAATGGCAATAAGACTGCGAATGATAGTATCGGCTGGTTGTGTAAATGAAACATCGTAGGTAGCATTAGCAGTAACTGCAATAGTTCCTGTAGTAGCTGAAGTCCACGAAGTACATATGTTGTCGGCAATATCCTGAACATCTCGTGTTCTGGCTGAGTTACGCCCTGTATCTCTTATATTAAATACTGGGTTTGACATTATTTTTCTCCATAATTAATTTATTTCTGTAAAAATAAAGGGGAGTATATTTCAACTCCCCAATATAGTTAGCTTAGTCTATACCGTAGAAAGCTGCGACCAGTGCGTCTGGACGAAGTACTTTAGATCCATAAACATGGAGTCCTCGTACAATATCGCCAAATGAACTAGGGTCACGAATTACTTCAGTACTTGTAATCGTCTGTGCAGTTGCAGTAGAAGACATGTGACCAGCTAAACATTGACCTGCAGCATTTGTAGTTGCTGCAATGTTGTTAGACTTGTACATGCTAAAGCCACGCAATTTACCAGAAGATACTAGACCATTTCTAATTGATCCCGAACCTGCGTTATAATCTACAGATAGTAGTTTTGACGCTGAACTTGATAAGATCTCATAGAAATCTGGTGATCCCACAAACCAACGTCCCTCTTCAGGAATGTTAGAGTCGTCAAGAAGACGAGCCATGTGAGCCAGAATATCTATAGGATCATGTTCAGATGATCCAAAACCGATATCAAGATTACCTGTACCATCAAATGTACCAGCAGCTAGATCCGTAGCATTGTCTGAACCAAGGATATGGTTAGGACTTGAGGCAGATGCACCTGCGATCATAGTAGCAATAACACCTGCATCAAATGCATCTTTAAGTGCATAGGCAGCAGAGGAGGCAGCAACTTCACGCCAGTTTAGATGAGACATATTACTTTCTATGTCATCAACTTTAAACTTAAAAGCGTTAGCTGTGTCTACCACAAGTGTTAATTCTTGATCGGTAAGTTTTGTTTGTGTTATGTCAGCACCGCGCTCGTATTGATATACAGTAATGACTGGTTCTTTGATTATTTGTACAGAATCCCCAAAAGAGTTTAGTTCTCCAGCATAATCGGTGTTTGTAATTGCTTCGACAACTGATGCTTTTCTAAAGAAGTTTAGTACCTTTTTAGAGTAAACAGCAGGAAGGAAGAAGGAATTAGTTTGACCAGTTACTGAATTACCAAAGTTTCCATCGGTATCTGTGCCTTGTTCAAATTTGGCGTCTGATACATTAAAAGCCATGATTTTCTCCGTTAATAGTTGTTGTTAATTATCTTTTAGATTTCACTACTCTGCCTTCAGTGATTGCTTGATTAATGGCATCTTCCCATTTATCATAATCATCCATAGACATAGAGGCTATTTCCCTTTCTGTCCAGATCTTCGACTGCTTCGGATCAACACTTGTTGTTTTAGTTGATACCATATCAGCAGCTGATTTTCTAGTTTGCTTATTAGATGATGGTTTAGCAGGAGCATTCGATATATCTAAATCCCTTTTGTATAAATCAATAGCACGACTAGCAAGATCTACATCACTCTCATTATTATATACCCAGTCTTGGATTACGCTTGGCTGTTCTTTTGCCCAGCTATGGAAAGAGTCACTGTTTTTAATTTCATCAAAATCAGGATGGTTCTTTTCTAATCTCTGGTATGCTTCTTTAGCTAGTAATTCTGTTTCACGTTTTCGTAGAGTACTTATTTGCTCAGTCAAAGACTTTGTTTTTTCGTCACTCTCCATTCCCGCTACAGTTTTTACTACATCATAAACATCTGGATATTTTTTTCTAAAGTTTTCTAAGTCCTCTAAAGATTTAGGAGCTTGATAGTTAGGTGTCTTTTTATTAGACAGGGCTGTCAGTTCTTTTTCTTTTTCTTTAAACTCATTAATTTTAGAATCATGATGTCGTTTTAAATCATCGTATCTTTTTTTATAATCAGTCACCTTTTCTTTTTGTGGTTCTTGATTATCGTTACTAGATGTTCCTTCTTTTTCTTCTTCAGTTTCAGGTTCATCGTAGTGAACATTGTTAGATGAGATAAAAACTTTCTCTTTCTTATTGGTATGCCACAATTTATTACTATTATAAGGATTTGCTATTTCTTCTTGTTCCGCTTCTGCGTATTCCTTTTTCATCTTTTTACTCCTACTAGGGGCTTGCTAAACAAAGTGGTTGCAAATTTCGACAATGCAAGGTAATGTTTTTGTGAAGGTAGCCTTTCGGTTATTATTGTTATAGAGGGCTTAAGGTTTTAAGGTAGCTCTATATTTATTGCATACGAGGATTAATAGATAGCATAGCTTTTTTGATCTCATCATCTGCGTCATCTTTATATAATAAAGACTTGCTTGCTTGATTTTTTCTTGTCATGCTTTCTATTCTTCCACCATACGCCACTTGTTGTCTGTCTCCACTTGCTCTTTCTGCATCTTCCATCATTAGCTGTAAATTATCAGCTCCGATTTCTTCTACAGCCTTAGCAGTAAAAACAAACTCCCCGTCCGATAGCCTTGCGGGTATCGAATCAGACTTCTCTGATCCTGGTCCTTCTACAGGTCCAGTGCCAGAAAATTCAGAAGCAGTCTCGATAACTTTGTCAAACAACATACTAAGTTCATCGTCTTGCTCTAATTTATTTAATAAGTAAGTCTCCTCTTCAGGACTAAGTGAATTACTTATCACATATTCTATATAGTCTTCTTCCATCTGTTCATCAGGAACCATGGATTTACTAGGCTCAACAGAAATTAAGACTCCCATCTGATCGTCTAGCTTACCGCCGTCAGCTCGTGGATTTCTAAATCCGTTTCCTTGAGCAAAGTTAGTTAAGAAGTTTCCTTCTTCTCCTGGAGGAGTTTCTCGTTGTTGTACTGGAGGAGTTTCTTCTTCTTGAAGTTTTTGCTCAACCTCTTGAGGCTGTAAAGACATAAAGAACTCAAAGACTCTTCTAAATAAAGAGGGGCTTTGATCAATAGCTTGGATAAGATCATCTTCAGGACTCTCTAATGTATTCTCAAGAGGCATCTCTATTCTAGGCTGTATAGATTTAGTCATTACATTTGGATTTAATGCATCAGGCGTAGCTCCTTCACGAGCTTTTAATTGTTGATCAACCCTGCTTTGTGGAGGTAGTGTTTCTAAAAGTTTTTCTTGCATACTAAGAACTCTACCACCCTCAGCGTAGCCCTTCAGATCTTCAGATCTTGTCATTCTATACCCTTGATCGTCTAGATTACTAAAGAAGTTAGTTGATAAGGCTTCATCCGCATGCATATAGTAAGGCTCAAAGTTAGTATATTTATCACCTACCTCATTCCACATGACCATGTTAAAATCTCTTTCAGATAAATTAAAAATTTCTGAGCTAATTTCATCTCCATCAATAAAGTCCTCATAGTCCCCTTTTCCTGGATACGAATCACTCATAGTATCTACATCTTCAAAAAAGGACTTTCTTAAAAGTACTCTTTTTTCTTCGGGCATCCCTATATACTCTGATCTTAAAGTATTCCAATACTCTTTATCAGTCGTTAGATTAACTCTAGACATTTCAGTAGACAACACATCTGCACTAGGCTTAGTAAGTTTAGAAGGAGCCACATTTACTACCCTTTCCCCCGCAGGTAACACATCTGCAACAGGCTTACTTACTCTTGTTTTCCAAGCAGGTAATACCTTTAAAAGTTTTCTAATTAAACCACCAATAGCATATTGGTCTCTATCATCTTTTATTCTAGTGTCTTTTAATAAACTCATGTTTTTATTCCTTTCTTGTTAAGGCTTCTTTAACCTGTAGGTCCAGCTGCTCTAAGCGTGCCAGAGAACTGATCCGTCCCTGGAGTCGGTATATCTCCAATTCCGATGTTGCCACCGCCAGTGCCTGTAGGTCCAATGTCTTGAGGTTGCCCAGGTGTTCCTTGAGGACTCCCCATAGGTCCTGGTTGCCCACTAAGGGGTTGAGTTTCCGAGCTAACATTTTGTCCAGCATTTTGTAGTCCTATAATTTGTGCCATCATGGCTGCTTCTTCAGGGTCATTAAGAATTTCATCAGGATCAAGATCAAGGCTATAAGCCAATTCACTGATCAATTTAGATATCTTAACAAAGGGTGCGATAGAAGGATTCTGAGCAGTCTGTAAGAACATAGTCAATCGTTGACTTCTAACTTCTTTTTGCATTAAGCTGTTTGTACCTGTAGCTTTTACTTCTAAATCACCTACTATATCTAAACCACCCTCAAAGAACTGCATGTTCCATTGGAAGTAAGACTCACCTAAAGGCTTAAGTAAAAAATCATCTAGGTTCTTTATTACTGTTTTAGTATTTAGACTGGCTGCTCCAAGTAACATAGACATACCAGAAGCAGTTCTTGTCATACTTTGAACACCTGTTTGTCCGTGTGAGTAGCTAGGTAGTCCTGTTTGCTCATCGGCAAGTTGTCTAAACTTATCAAACATCATCATGTTTTCTTGTGCTGTGTTTGGGAACTTAACGCCATGTATAGCCTGTCCAGGCATCCCTGCTTGTCTGCGGAATATTTTCCCTGGGTATATGTCCATTGATTGTCCGCCTACTAAAGCAGACTCATCTACATCGAATACTAAAGAGCCAGCCATCGCTAGGTTATCAATAGCCATACGAGCATGACCGTTCATGATTTGTTGAGAGTCTTCCATATTCTCTGCAACACCAATACCAAAGAAGTTGTAAGGGTTTCTTTCGTAAGGGAAAGCATGATAAGGAATACGATAAGGAGTGAAAGGATTAATGACAGCTCTTAAAAGTTTAGTACCGCATGTCCAGGCGTTTACTTGTACCTCATCTAAATCATCAATACTGTCAGGAAGTTCAATACCTACTTCTCTAGCATACTGAGCATCCATGATACCCCAGTACTCTAAGACTTCGTAGTTAGAACTACTAGCATCTGAATCAGCTACGTTATCATCTTTAAGACGAGTTTCAAAATACTTTTCAATATAGTTAGCACCTTCTTGTATACATGAACGAAGAGCTTCTTTATTAAAGTAAGGCATATTTCGTAATTGCCTCAGTTGACTACGGTTCATTTTGTGACGATGAATAACGTACTCAGCTTCGTGGATATTAGTAGCTTGAGGATCTGGATAAAAATCCCAGCAACTTACAAATTCAATACGAGGAACTCTAACCTCTAAAGGATTATAAACTCTTTCCCCTTCGTCATCTGTTTCCCACTTATGTAATTTTTTATTGTAGTTAAAAGGTCCTTTAATAATACCTGTGCCTAATAACGCAGATTCTAATAAAGCACTTCTAATCTCTGATGAACCATTAGACTCATCAATTTGATCATGGATAAGTTTCTCCATTCTTCTTGCAGCTTTTTGTGCAGGAGCTACATCAATTTTTGAAGGGTCGGGAGAGAATCCTGGTTGTAATAAACCATCTTCACTTGCAAGGTCTTCTAGAGTTTCTGCAAAGACTCCTTTATAAAAAGAAGCACCAGGTTTTAATACCCTACCATCTCCTTCATAACCAAGATCATAAGGATTAGGAACTTCATCTTCTAAACGATTGCCGATGTTATCTGGAATCTCTTCTTCACCTAAAGAAGTTTCAAGTCCTTGCTCTACATTCTTCATATCGAAATGAGCTTGTCCTAGCTCACCTTCAGGTATCTTAGTCTCAGCGATACTGATTGGAAACTTACCTGTTCCAAAAATAACATCTACTAACTGTCCAAAGGCAGCTAGTACTTTTGTTTTAGTAATCTTAACAAAGACTCTGGATTTCTCAGACTCTCTAAACTTCATTGAAGTATTGTAGAGTCCTCTATAGTTCTCGTAAGAAGTAATCCATCTTTTTTCTATTAAGTTTCTAGAAAGTTCTGCGCTTGAAAAACGACTATGAATAAGACCAACCAGGTTATTTCTTTGCTCGTCTTCTAGCTTTAGAGTCTTTCCTGTTTCGCCTTCAACATCAACATAAATATGATTTGCGTTTAAGAAAGAGTTATCGTTATCTGCCATATTTAATATCCAAATTTAGAATCACTAGGTTCATACCTGTCTGATTTCAATCTTAACATCCTATTGTAAGGATGGTCGAGCCTAGGTCTACTCATTACTAAATACCTAAGTGCGTCATAAGCATGGTCTTGTGCATGAGTATCTACATCTTCAGAGTTTGTTTTAGACAAAGGTAAACCTTGTATTTCTTTAATTGTATTTACACAATTACTAAAGATCTGCAATCCAGGTCGCCCTGTACTTTGCTTTTGTCTAAGCAGCTCATGAATTTGTATCTTTCCTGCAATACGATTCTTATCCGCTCTTCTTAACTTATGACCACTTAGTGTAAGTATCTCACCTATAGTAGGTCCTGTATACCCTGTCCTAGACCATGCTGCAGTATCTAAAACACCTGGTACTGATTTATATTCAGAGGTTTCTCGCTCTGTTATTTTATTGGCTAACGCTTCTCCAGTCAGACCTTTTTCGTAAAGTTCTCTATATATAAGAATGGTTCTGTCGTCTGGATCTATTGCTGCCCAAAGACAACAACTCTCCGAAGCGTAGCCGTAATCAATTCCTTTTACCCGTTCCCACCAAGAAGGAATCTCAAAAGGTACAATAACGTGAGTCGTCATATCAAACTCACCAAACGCTGCACCCTCTGCTATATCCCAATTACCCTCTAGTAATTGTTTTCTCTGTACAGCAGGTAACGACATTAGCATTTGTTCATACTTGCCGTCAGTCGATAAATAAGGATTATCTTGTAACTTAGCAGGTATAAACTTTCTTGTAAGACCATCGTGTCCTACAAAAGATGTATTCGATTCAACAGGATTAATATATCTTTTCTTAACCCAGTCTGCACCAACCCCACCTGGGTTTGCTGTACACCTTAAATATGTTTCTAAGTCTGAGTTAGTTGTCCTAAGTCTTGAAGCTAAATAGTTCCAAGAAAATTCTGTAGGTAGATGAGTAATCTCATCAAACCCAATCCAACTATATGCTTGACCTTGATACCGATATACATCAGAATCTCGTTCAAGAAAGCCAAACTCTATCTTAGCTCCGCTTGGAAAGTTCCACAGCTTTTCTACCTCTTTAAACTTAGCACCTCTAAAAGCAGCAGGGTATAGTTCCCTTGACTTATCTATCAGCTCTCTAAGCTCTGGCATACTCCTACGAAGTATTAAAGCTCTGTGTTCTTTTATGTGGCAAGACCTTAAAGGATCTATTAACATTGCAAAACTTTTACCACCTCCTGCAGCACCACCATAAAGAACATCTCTTTCTGGTGCGGCTAGGAAGTCTGTCTGAGGACCTTCATTAGGCATAAACGCCAAATGACTTCCTGTCTCTTCTATGTGTTTTTGAATAGTATCTGGTAAATGTTTCAGATCCGATTCAGTTAACACAGTCTCTGTTAAGACCTTTGAAGTTTTATCAACTTCTTTTTCAATCCTCTTTAAGTTTCTACGAAGCTTAGCTGCCTTTACTTCTTTTTTCTTGAGCTGCTTTTGAGCTTGTAGAGCCAACTTAATATCAGAAAGCTCGCTTGTCTTTGGTCGACCAACACGAGTTCTTTTTGGTTTATCGTTTTCTTCCATAAACTTTATTAACATGTTTTAGTAAACCCATACGAGACATCTTACGTCCTGTCTGAGCTTCAAGCCAGTCGACACCGACACCTAGACTAATTGTATCATCCTTGATGAATGTAGAGACTTCTTCCAACACATTAAGCTCAGTAGGAATGGGTTTCAAATAACCTTCTATTTCTGTTTCCTCATAGCCAAACGGAATTGTTGAAGAAGTTCGTCTTGTATAACCATCAGGTATGAGCATACTTAATCTTCTATGTCTTCTTTCTTTTTAAATATTCTATCCCAGTTCGAGTAAAACTCTTCCTTAGAAATAAAACCTTCTTTACCTATGTTTCGTTTCATAGATAGTCTTGCCTTCTGTTTACTTAGAGGCTTTAAATTTACTTTACCTAGATGTGCCATTACTTACTTTCCATTACTTTTTTCTGAGCTGTTTTGTTTAGCTCTTTAAAGTGATAAAGTTTTTGACTCGTCTTTGTATGTGTTTTTCCTGTATTCAATACACCATTAGGCATGGCATGTTGAGATCCTTTCCACTCTTTACCATCTTTTAAGTAATGATACTTTCCTTTCCAAGAAGGCGTATCCTTTCCTTTAGCCATACCACCTTTTGCATAAGAGGAATAACTTTTACTTGAAGCAGGTTTTTTAGCTGGGAGTTTACTGCCGTACCTATTCATATTACCATTTAACTTTATCTGCCCAATAAGCAGCAGACATTTTTCCTCTAGCTATGTTTTTACCATGACGAGCCTTGAAAGACTTTCTTTTCATCTTCATTCTTTCTGACTCACCTTCTTTAGGCTTACCTGCGGTCGATGCGCCTTGCTCACCAAAACGTATCGTTTTTACTTGATCCCCTTCCTTCGCTATCACCACATGACTTTTGGTCGGGTGACTAGGAGTACGCTTAGGTTTGTTGTAACCTGCTACTCCTATTCTCTCTAGACGAGGATCTTTTAATGGCACGACACACCATTAGGTTTATAATGTAATTCAGGAACTTCACCGATAACAGTTAGCTCATGTTCTACGGCTATCTTCCAGGCTTCTTCTGTTGAATATGCTTTGATGATGGGACCTAAGTAAAGATCTTCACCGTTCTCTACTACTTTAGTTAGGTACATCTTCAACATCAATATAATCTGGCTTAAGGTTAATTGTTTGTTTGTCGGGTAATAAGAATATACCGCCACCTACTGAGTGATTAACATCAATCTTATCTATCTTACCTATCCCTATTCTATCTAAAAGGGTCTGAGCGGCGGTTAATTTATTGCTGGCTTGTATCACAGGTCTTGTAGACTCCATGATCTCAACAATCTTAAAGGCTGCTCTAGGTGCAGAGTTAGCTAGTATCTCTTGTGTGAGTGCAATAATCTCATTCTTCAATGTTTTTACGATATGATGATAGTGACTCTTGTAGCCTGCAAGCTCTGCTGCCTTCTTAGCATCACCTTGAGTATCTACAAGATGGTCTAAGAAAGCTAATTGTTTTTTATTTAGCTCTCTTTTGTTAGTCGTGTTATCAATTTTAGATAGTAAAGCCATGGTATATATAGTATTATAGGGTCGTATATCGAATCTGTCAAGTTATATTTGAATTATCTCTTGACAAAACCTGAATCCAACCCTATAATAGGTGTATATCCCCCCCTAAGTAAACCCCTAATATACCTACCTGGTAGTTAGTTTAGTTAGCGCATATATCTATTAGACCCTAAAGACCTTAGAGACCTTTAGGGTTTTTTTATAGTAGTCTTAAAGACCCGCAGAAATCTAGTTGACACTCTAAAGTTAGAATTATGTTTGATTACTAGTATATATACCCCCTGAGGGGGGGTGGTCTTCTGCCCCCCTATAGACTAAGAGGTCTTAATGACCTCATAGGATATACTTGGGGGACGAGAAGGCTTAACGACTTCAAAGTCTTTAAGCCTTCGAGCCTAATAGACTCTGTAGTCTATTAGGTTGTACGACAATCCTAGTTTAGTACTAATAACACTACTACTACTACTAATACTAAGTAACTTCAAAGGCTTTAAAGACTAGTAGACAGCTATTTCAAGAACTTTAAAGCCTTTGAAGTTACAATACAACCATGAAGACTGTATACTTCATACAGCCTGAATACCTTATAGAATAAACACTTAGAAGTCCCTTCGACTTCAACCACAACCCCGTAGGGCATGATCTAAAGAAGTCTTATTTAGACTAGTCTTATTAAGACTTCGTAATCATATAAGACTCTTTAGTCCTTTGGGACTAATGAGACCTTAACTACTCCGCAGGAGTAACCCGAACGAGCGCAGCGAGTGAGGCGCGATGAAAAAAAACCTTACTAAGCTTTTAAGCCTAGTAAGGTTATAAAGTCTAAGTTTAATTGCTTAGTGCTGAGCTCTTATTATTCCAATCATTAGCAACGTGGAAGTTAAATAAGTTCCTAGCAATTTGTCTAGGCAAAGCCGAGTCTACCTCTAAGACTGCTCTAGCCTGTGGGTTGTTAAAGGCGAATGCATAGACATATGGAACCTCTAAGACTCCCGCTCTGATTTGACTAGCGACAATCTTAGAAGTAGCCCATGCACTCGTAAATGCTTTTTTAACTGCATACGTTTGTGCGTGGGTTGCTGTTGCTTCATCTTTGAATTTAAAAGCACCGACCAGAGAGAGATACTCTTTTTTCATGATGTCTGTTAGTTCCACTTCTTTAGATACCGAATCACCGAACCAAGAAATGGAGCGGTAGTCACTTGCTGATTTACCTAGCAAGTAATTAGGCGCTTCTGGGTCTTGTCTATTCTGCAAGGTACTTGTCCAA